CGATGGGGGCGGCGAAGGCGAACCCGTTTGTGGGGGCGATGCAGTGGGTGCTGAGCCCGAGCCGGGAGCAGGATTGGCCGTGCGAGTGCCGGGCGAAATCGGAGGCGGATTACGGCATGGGGCCGGGGGTGTATCCGCTGGAGCAGGTGCCGGATTATCCTGACCATCCGCATTGCATGTGCACGCTGAGGCCGGTGAATACGGCGGACCGGGAGACGGTGGTGGCGGAGCTGCGGGAGTGGGTGGCCGGGGCTCCGGCGGAGGAGCTGAGCCAGGCGCGAGGGTTTGCGGATTGGTTCAGCGGGATGGGGCAGTTGTGGGATTTGTTGGTGATGTGGGGGATGAAGGCGATTGGGGGATGAGCAGGCGAGGCATGCCTCGCCCGTACATGGATCCCCGCGTTCGCGGGAATGACGGATTTGAGGGCGCATAATCGGCGTTATCGGAACAGGGGAGGGCGAGGCAGTGCCTCGCCCCTACGGAGAGGAGGGACGATGAGAGACGGAATGGGACGGAGACGATGGCCGCTGATGGCGACGATGGTGCTGTTGGCGGTGGTGCTGGCGCTGGTGGCGGCCGGGGGCCGGGAACGGGTCCAGTGGCTGGTGGCGGACCGGATCACGGTGAACAATGCGTCGGATTTTCTGGGCGCCGTAGAGTTTGACGGGGCGGTCGATTTCGACGGCGCGGTGGAGTTTGACAGCACGGCGGATTTTGACGGCGCGGTGGACATGGACAGTACGCTGGACGTGGCCGGGGCGGTCGATCTGGCATCGACGCTGGAGGTGGCCTCGGTCATTACGGCGGCGGGGAATGTGACGCTGGACAACGGCGATCTGACGGTGGAGGCGGAGGAGACGGGCGGAAACGCGGGGGCCAAAAACCAGCTCATCGGGCTGCCGCGGATTACGGCTGTGGGCCTGCTGACGGGCACCAACGGCACGACGGAATCGACGGCGTACATTGACGCGACGCCGACGGGAGAGTGGGCCGAGATCGACAGCGGGACGGCGGTGGCCATTACGGCAGACACTACCACGTATCGGGCCACGACCAACAGCGTCAAGATCGCATTCACCGCGGCGTATACCGTGGGCGACGGGGTGGATGGGACGATTGCTCAAGACGATCTGTCGGGCAATGAGAGCATTGGGTTCTATCTGCGGTCGAGTGTGGCGACCAGCGCGGGCGATTTCAAATTGACGTTGGACGATACCAACGGCACGGACCAGAGCTACGACGTGCCGGCGGTGGCTGCGGACACCTGGACCTGGGTGGAGATCAATATCAGCGCCTGCAATGCCAACTGCGATACGGTGGACGGGATCAAGTTCACGTCGACGCTGAGCGAGTCGCTGAACCTGGGGGCTCACAACGTCTGGCTGGACGCGATGTACAAATGGGACAGCACGGACGAGGAGGCTTTGGGGCAGGCCATCCTGCAGGACGGGGTACTGTTTGTGCTGGCGAGCCCGGTGGCGGCTGCAGGGCTGAACACCTCAGCGGCACTGGTGGAGTGGACGGATTACATCGTCAACTATCAGACTGGGAGCGATGTGATTGTGTGGCTGAGCGATCAGAGCGCGAACGCGAATACGGCGTTCATTGCGTACTAGGCGGGATGGGCGTGGGCGCGCGGGGACGCGCGATGCGGCAGCAAGCGCCCGGCAAGGCCGGGGCCGCACTCCAAATGGGATACGTTTACGGAAACGGGATAAATCCGGGGAGAGGGAACGATGGATCCGAACGAGCAGAATCAGGAAACGAATGAGCAGCAGGTGCCGGCGGGCGACCAGGGCGAGCAGTCGGAGTCGAAGGCGTTTACGCAGGCCGATGTGGACCGCATTATTCGCGAGCGGTTGGAACGGGAACGCACCCGGTACGCGGATTATGAGGATCTGAAAAAGGCGGCGAAGAAGCTGAAAGAGTTCGAGGAAGCGCAGCTCAGCGAGACGCAGCGGCTGGAAAAAGAGCGGGACGAGGCCAAGGCGCAGGCGGAGGCGGCGGGAGCCGCGGCGCAGGCGCGGGAGGCGGAGATCAACAGCCGGCTGATCCGGGCGGAGGTGCGGGTGGTGGCGGCGGAACTGGGTTTCGCGAATCCGGAGGATGCGTACCATCTGGCGGACCTGGCCGGGGTGGCGGTCGACGACGAGGGCGTGGTGAGCGGCGTCAAAAAGGCGCTGGAAAAGCTGTCGAAGGAAAAGGCGTACCTGCTGAAAACGGAAAACAGAGCGCCGGGCACGCCTCCCAGGAGCGGGGGGCGGAGCACGGGACAACAGACAAGCAGCGCAGAGGCCGCACCGCGGCCGACGGTGCGCTGGTAGGAGGAGGTTGAGAGATGGCAGATATTGTGGTAACTGCGGCAAAGGTGGGGCTGGTGGATCCGCAAAAGGCAGTGACGTTCAATGGCATCGCTGCGGCGGCCATCACCAAAGGGCAGGCGGTTTATATGGACACCTCGGGCACGCTCGGGGTGGCGGATGCGAACGCGAGCGGCAAACAGCAGGCCCGCGGCATTGCGCTGAATGCGGCCGGAGCGGGCCAGGCGGTGACCTGCGTGAAAGAGGGCGCGGTCTATGGCTATACGCTGACGAGTCAGGCGTACGGTGCGCCGGTGTATCTGTCGGATACGGCCGGGGCGCTGGCGGACGGCGTCGGGACGCTGACGGTGCCGGTGGGCATCGTGGCGGCACTGACCGACAAGGACAAGACAAAGGTGTTTTACGCCGATTTCCGGTGGGGCGCTGATTGGGCGTAGTGTAGGACGGTTAATGGCGATTATGCGTGCTAAAGCGCGGCGTGCTGAGTAGGGGCGACGCATGCGTCGCCCCTACAGGAAAAGGCGAGGCGGTGCGTCACCCGTACATGACGGCGGGCAGGCGAGGAGGTAGAGGATATGAGTGGAATTTTTGGGCATTTGAACATCAGCGATACGGAGCGGGTGTTTGCGGCGACCCTGGGGCAGCAGGTGCTGTTCGAGGAGGCGCGGAAATACCTGGACCGGGTCAACCAGGAGATGAACCAGTTTCTCGGCGTGTTCGTGGAGGAGACGACCGAGAATTACAAAATGAGGTACAAGCTGCCGGGCGGCGGGCACCTGCAGCGACGTGGGCCGGACGGGCGCTATGGCGCGGTGAAGGCGTACGGGTACTGGGATGTGGCGCTGCCGCTGGAGGATTTCGGGGCGCAGATCGCGGGCAACGATGTGGACATGGCATATATGACGGTCCAGGAGCTGGACAACCACATCAGCACGGTGGTGCTGCAGAACGCGAACACGGTGCGGTTCGAACTGCTGAAGGCGCTCATCAACAACACCGCGGACACGTTCACGGACCCGCTGTGGGGCAGTCTGACGATCCAGCCGCTGGCCAACGGCGACACGGTGGTGTATCCGCCGGTGTTGGGCAGCGAGAGCGAGGCGACGGAGGACCACTACCTGGAGGCGGGGTACCTGGCGACGGCGATCGACGACACGCACAACCCGTACATCACAATCCGCGATGACCTGATCCATCACTATGGCATCAGCGGCGACGGGTACAACATCGCGGTGTTCATCAACGGGGCGGAGGCGCCGGAGACGGAGGCGCTGACCGATTTCGATCCGGTGACCGACCGGTACGTGCAGCCGGGGGCGAATCTCAACACGCTGTTTGGGTTGCCGGCGGGATTGCCGGGAGCGGTGATCGGGCGGACCAATGGTGTGTGGGTGATCCGCTGGGACTGGGTGCCGGCGACGTACATGATCGGGGTGCACCTGGATGCGCCGAAACCGCTGAAAATGCGGGTGGACCCGGCCGATACGGGGCTGGGGCGTGGGTTGCAGTTGGTGGCGCGAGATGAGCAGTTCCCGTTCGAGAGCTCGTTCTGGCGGCACCGGTTTGGGCTGGGCTGTGGGAACCGGTTGAACGGGGTGATCATGGAGCTGGCCACGGGTGGCAGCTACACGATCGCGACGGGGTACAGCTAGGCAATGAGGTAGGCAGCGTAGGGGCGGCCCTCGCGGCCGCCCCTACGGGAGCGCTGAGGACAGCGGCGGTTGGGTACGGGCGAGGCATGCCTCGCCCCTACGAGCAGGTGGCGGTGATGGCGAAGGCAACAGTGGTGGCGGCGCGGCAGGCGATGGCGTTGGAGCGGATCGCGGCAGACCAGGCGGAGTTGATGAGCATGGTGGCGCGGCTGGAGCGGAAGGTGGATCGGTTGGCCGGGAAGCGGGCGGCCGGGAAGGCGGGCGAGGCATGCCTCGCCCCTACGGGAGCGGGGGACGATGGCGACGCTGACGGCTGAGCAACGGACGGATTTGCAGGCGGATCTGGGGATCAGCTACGATGAGGCTGTGTTCACGGATGACGAGCTGGACCGGTTGTATACGCGGGCGGCCTCGTACGACGGGGCGGTGGTGTATGCGCTGGACCAGATCCTGATGAATGCGGCCAAATTCAATGATTACACGGCGGGGTCCTCGTCGGAGAAAAAGAGCCAGGTGTTTGCGCAGCTCAAGCTGATGCGGGAGATGTGGGCGCGGCGCGCGGGCATCGGGCTGGGGGATCTGCAGGCCGGGGTGATTGATCTGGATTTCATGGATAAGGCAGGTTGATGGCGGGCGGGGCATGCCTCGCCCCTACGAGATGACGCGCTGAGGACAGCGGCGCTGAGGACAGCGGCGCTGAGGCAGGGATGCGGCAGCAAGCGCCCGGCAAGACCGGGGCCGCACCCCAAACAGGAGCGGGGATGGCGGATCGGACGGGGTGGCTGACGGATACGACGCACGTGGCGCAGGCCTGGCGGGATGCGG